GGAATTTCCCGTTAAGACTGCTGAAAGTCATGAAGATTATAATATTAAACTTAATATATTTAGGAGAAATTTAAAATGAATACTGGTTTAATTGATGAATATAAATTTTCTAAATCTTGTAAAAAAGCTGAAATATTTTTAACATATGATGATAAAAAACGCCCTATTTTATATGTTGGAAATGGTCGTAAAAAAATGTTATTAAAGCGTTTTATTGCTGATTTTCAATATAAACGTTTTTTAATTGAGTGTGTTTTATGTTATATGTATGCTGATAAAAAGTATTTAAAAAAGATACATCAGGGATATAATAATATTGTTAAGTTTTTGGAGAAAGATTACGATGAAGATATTATATAAACTTTTCTTTTTAAGTTTTTTTCTTTTGACTGGCTGTTCATCTTTGCAGTCGGTTGATTATAAAAATATAAGAAGTTTTAGCGCTATCATTACCGATATTAATGGTCAAGCGTTGAATTGCTCTTATGAGCGTGGTTATACTATTAATTGTTTTAAAATTGAAAGTGAGGTTAATTATGAGAAGAAGTAGAAGAAGTGTAAGTTTAAGACGTCATCGTCATATTTTTAGAATTGGTCGAATGAAAGGTTTGACTTCTATTCCTGTTCGTTTTCGTGGTAGGAGATATTAATAATGAATACACATAGTTTATTTTTTCCTCATTCTAGTAGTATCATGAGTATGAAGTCTGGTAAGATTTATCCCGCTTTAGTTCGTGAGATGTACCCGAATGAAAAAATTGTTATTAATCATGAGGCTTTATTACGTGCAGCTCCTATGTTGTTTCCGTTATATAGTCCTGTTAAATTACGTTTTGATTATTTCTTTTCTCCAAACCGTATTGTTTGGAGAGGTGACGAGTCTGATGACTGGTCTACATTTATTACTGGTTCTGTTGACGGTAAAGCTATTGAAGATCCTGATGATCTTCCTGAATTACCTTGGTTAACTGTTCCTTCTGGTGGTTTTGCTCCTGGTAGTTTAGGAGATTATTTAGGATTTTGTTCTCATACTGATTTAGCGGGTGCTAAAATTTCAGCTATGAGATTTCGTCATTATCAGAAAATAATTAATGATTTTTATACTGATGAGAATTTTGGTACTCCAGCTTCAATTTCGTTTGCTTCTGGTGAAGATACAACTACGAGTTTGTCTCTTGCTACTCGTTGTTGGAATAAAGACCGATTTACAACTGCTACCGATTCTCCGACCAAAGGTATAAATTTAGGAATTCCGTTAACCGGTACTATTCCTGTTGTTGGTAATGGAATGAATCTTGGACTTACGGACGGAACTAGACTTGGTGGTTTTGTTACTGATTCAGGTGGAGATTTTACAGGTATTCAAGATGAATATGGTCAACCGGTTGGAACTTCAACATCTCAGTCATCTTATTTTCAGGTTGGTAAAGGTATTGGTGTTACAACTGATTCGGAAAAATCTGGTTTAGTTGCTGATACTTCTGCTGTTGAACCTATTCCAATAGATGATCTACATTTTTTGTGTCAAGTACAGCGTCTTAATCAGCGTGCTAATTCCTGGGGTTCTCGTGATTTCGAATGTATTCGTACTCAATTTGGTTGTGAAATTCCGGATACACGTTTACAGCGTGCTACTCATTTAGGTTGGTCTGAAGTAGATGTTAATTTTAGTGAAGTTTTGCAAACTTCTCAGAGCACTACCGGTGAAGATGCGAGTGCACAAGGTAATATATCTGGTCATACTCTTGCTGTTGATAGAAATCGCCCTGTTCGTTTCTTCTGTCGTGAGTGGGGTTATTTGTTTGTGATGGTTAATATTCAACCTGTTGCACAATATCAAGATGGTATTCCTCGTGATGCTATGTATCAAACCCGATATGATTATATGTGGCCTGTATTATCTCAAACCGGCGAACAACCGATTTATCAGTCTGAGGTTTATGCAACACAAACTAATGTTACAAGTCGTAAAGTATTTGGTTTTGAACCTCGTTATAATCATTTGAGATTTGGTGAAAAAACTGTACATGGTGATTTTAGAAGTACTCTTACTGGATATCATGCCGGAAGAATATTTTCTAATGAGCCTAATTTAGGTGAAAATTTTATTTTAGCTGACCCTACAAATAGAATGTTTGCTGTTGAGTTTGGAGAGGTTGATCCATGGTGGTTACGTGTAGAATTTAATATTAAACATTTACGTCGTTTACCGAAATGGCCGACCCCGTCTGCAATTGGTAAAATATTTTAATTAACGTGTGGGTAAAATTGTAACGCGACCGCCAAGAGTCGCTGTAGTGTAAATTTTATCCACACATATTAATTATCAAGGAGAAAAAAATGAGTTTAAAAGTTTTTCGTAGTTTAGATTTTGCTGCTGCAAAGAAACGTGTTGAGGTTAATAAAGTCGATCCTTATCGTATTCATCTTGAAGATTATGAGGATATCAATGATTTAATTGATCGTAGTATTCGTACAAAGACAAAATTTGTTGTCCCTCATGTTCCAGGTTCTGTTTATGATACTGAAGATGATATTAAGTCTCAACTCATGAGCACTGGAGAATATGACCAGTCGACACTATCAGAACAAGAGGCTGAGCCGTCCGTAATCAAAGGCGAAGTTAACGAAGCCAAGATTACGGATTCAGGCTCTGCCGATTCTGATGTTGTGTCGACGCAATAGAGGTGCTCGAGGAGAGCGGGTCGGTCGATTTAGTCGACCGGGGAACCCGCTTTCCTCGAATAAGAGTAGCCCTGACTTGAATGGCTACTCTTTAATTGACAAGTAAAAAAGAAAAGTTAGGAGATAAAAAAATGAGTAGATTAAAAGGAATTAGAATAAGAAAATATAGAAGAAGTGTTAATAGGTATTTTAAATATTTACGTAATCAAAAAACAAGAGGTTATTTAAGTCGTTATTTAAAAAGGAGATAAAAGATGGGTTTATTTAAAGATTTGGTTAATATCTCTACTTTTGGAGTTGGTGGAAAATTTCTCGATGAAATATCTGGTAAAAGTCAACAAAAAGACGCTAATAGAATGGCCATGCAGTCTTGGACTTTGGCAAACGATTATA